ACGAAATGCTTAATAATACGGTTCTTAAAGACGGAACGAGACTAGGTGATAGTGTTGAGGTTATAAAAGCCTTTTCAATGCTTGCTGATAAATTATCTGAAGATGAGATAATAAAAGGCGAAGGTACTGGTTATCAAACTGCTAGTGAAATCGAAAAAGAAATATCTGAGCTTACTGAGGACGGATCACCATATTGGCAAAAAACACATCCTAATCACGCTAAGACTGTTGATAGAGTATTCAAATTAAGAGAGCAATTAAATGGCTAACGAAAAATTTGAACCAACAGAGAATATTTCAGATATTGAAATCAGATTAGAATGTTTAAGACTTGCTACAGAGTTTGGACCTGAGAATGAGAGAAGAGATCCGCTCGATAAAGCAACTAAATATTTTAACTGGGTAAAACAAGTTTCAAGCGACAATCGTAAGACCGCTAGAAAAAAAGTCTAATTGCAGACTATAAATGCAAAGTCGAGATCCGTTTATACGGAAAATCAAAACGATTAAATCAATCAACCAATAGAGGAGGAACTTATTATGAGTTCTCAAATAACTACTGCATTTGTTCAACAGTATTCGAACAACGTGCAAATGCTTAGCCAGCAAAAAGGCTCTCTTCTACGAAACAGTGTTGATGCGGAAACTATCGTAGGTAAGCACGCGTTTTTTGAACAAGTTGGATCTGCAGTTGCAGTGAAAAGAGTTTCAAGACACGGTGATACTCCTCAGATAGATACGCCTCACGCAAGACGTAGAGTGTCTATGGTAGATTATGAGTATGCAGATTTGATCGACAAACAAGATCAGGTCAGAACTCTGATCGATCCAACATCTTCATATGCTCAAGCTGCAGCTTTCGCTTTAGGCAGAGCAATGGATGATGAAATAATCAGTGCCATTTCAGGCAACGCTTTTTCAGGTGAAACAGGCTCAACTACAGTTGCGCTTCCTTCAGCTCAAAAGATTACTGAAGCTAGTACAGACGGATTAACGATTGCAAAATTAAGAGAAGCTAAAGAAAAATTCGATAGCGCCTCAGTTGATCCTTCAATTCCGAGATACATCGTTGTTGGTCCAAAACAAATTTCTGATTTGTTAGGAACAACTCAAGTGACATCTTCGGATTTCAATACAGTTAAAGCATTAGCGAACGGTGAAATAAACTCGTTCTTAGGTTTTAACTTCATAACTTCAAATAGATTATCAATCGCGTCGTCTAAAAGACTTTGCTTAGCTTATGCTGGTGACGGTATCAAGTTAGCTTTAGGTCAAGACATTATGACTAGAATTGATGAGAGATCTGACAAAGGTTATGCAACTCAAGTCTATGTGTGTATGACAATGGGCGCTACTAGAATGGAAGAAGAAAAAGTAGTGACTATCGAAGCACACGAAGCGTAATAGGAGGTCTTTATTATGGCATCAGTAAAAGGAACAAACTTTACTAATATCACTGCAGATCCTGTTGTTAAAATCGACAGTGGCGAGTGGTCAGGTAAATTAAGAGTTCAATACGATAGCTATGAGGCATCCTCATTAGCTAGTGGTTCAGACATATCAGTTGCTAGATTACCTAAAGGTGCAAAAGTTTGGGATGTAATCGTACATCACGACGCTTTAGGAACTTCAGTGACTTTATCAGTTGGTGATAGCGCAAGTGCTACAAGATACATTGGAGCAACTGCTGCAGCTACTGCTGGTAAATTGTTAATGTCAGAGGACGGAAGTATTGACGGTTTCGGTTTTGAGCAAACTGCAGAAACAGATGTGTTAATCACAACTGGCGGTGCAGCTGCAACTGGAACAATCAAAATAGCAGTAATTTACGCAGTAGAGTAATAACCTGCAAATTAGATTAGGCGGTGAAATATCCGCCTAGTCACAACAGAATTTTAAATGAAATATTTATTAGTTTTATATATGTGTAGTATGACCACTGGTGAGTGTCCTAATAGTTCAGTATCAGGTTATCAATTCATCAGTCATTATGATTGTGTAAATGCTGGTTATGCTATCGCACAAAAAACTTTCAGAAATTTAAAAGAATTAGAAGATTTAGAACAACAATACATTAACGAAAAAAAAATCGTTATTAAATTTGAATGTAAAGAAATTAAAGGAGCAACGACATAATGGCATCAGTAGTAGATATTTGTAATTCAGCTTTAAATTTATTAGGAGCTTCAACAATCACAACATTAACTGAAGATAGTAAAAATGCTCGTCTTTGTAATCAAAGATATGAGCCAATTAGAAATAGAATATTTAGATCACACGCTTGGAACTGTTTAACTAAAAGAGTTCAATTAGCTGAGGATAGTTCTGCTCCAGTAGTTGAATATGCTAATCAATTTACTTTACCAGCAGATTGCTTGCGTGTTTTAAAAATTCATACAGGAACAACAGATAGTATTGAAAGCTCAATAGATTATGTTGTTGAAGGAAGAAAAATTAAAACAGATGAAGGTACTGTTTATTTAGTTTATATCGCTTTAGATACAGATCCAAACAATTACGATACTTATTTATTAGAAGCTTTGGCTGCAGCTTTGGCAGCTGATCTTGCATATGCCATAACAAATAATGCAACACTTGCTAAAAATTATGAAGCTACTGCAGATGAAAGATTAAGAGAAGCTAGATTTATTGATGCTACTGAAAACAGTTTAGGAACTGTAGAGAGCAACGAATTTACTGACGCGAGATTATAATGCCACGAACAACACTTGCTTTAACAAGTTTTGTTTCAGGTGAGCTTGGAGCAAAGTTAGACGGAAGAACTGACTTTAACAAGTATGCAACTGGAGCAAAAACTTTAGAAAATTTTTTGATACATCCTCAAGGAGCTGCAACTCGTAGAGTGGGAACTCAATTTATTGCTGAAGTAAAAGATAGTACAAAGAAAACAAGATTAATACCTTTTGAATTTTCAACTGTTCAAACTTACGTTCTTGAGTTTGGTAATCAGTATATGAGAGTTTATAAAGATAAAGGACAAGTTTTATCTAGTGGTGTTGCTTTTGAAATATCTACTCCATATTTAGAAGCTGAACTATTTGATATTAAATTCGCTCAGTCTGCTGACGTAATGTATATTTGTCATCCAAACCATACGGCACGAAAGCTTTCAAGAACTGGACATACGGCTTGGACCTTAACAGAAATAGAATTTACCAATGGTCCTTATCTTAGTCAGAACACAACATCGACTACGATAACACCAAACGCAACCACTGGAACAGGAACATTAACTGCGAGTGCTAGTTTATTCGCATCAACAGATGTAAATCGATTAGTAAAAATTCACGGTGGTTATGTAAAGATAACAGGATTTACCTCAGCAACTGTTGTTGATATGGAAGTTAAAGAAAATTTATCTGCAACAACGGCTACTGCAGATTGGAGCTTTGGAGCTTTCTCAGATACAAGCGGTCATCCTTCCTGCGTATCTTTCTTTGAACAAAGATTAGTTTTTGCAGGAACAACTAACGAGCCACAAACTTTATATTTTTCTAAAGCTGGTGATTACGAAAATATGACTGCAGGAACAAATGCAGATGATGCAATGATTTATACGATTGCATCAAATCAGGTAAATAGAATTAGATATTTAAAATCACAACGAACTTTAATCGTTGGAACAACTGGTGGTGAATTTACAGTATCAGCAGACGGAACAGATGCTGCAATTACACCAACAAATATTGTAATTAAAAAACAAAGTTCTTATGGAACTGCAAATGTAGATGCTATTCCTGCAGGAAACTCAGTTTTATTTTTACAAAAAGCAAAAAGAAAAATTAGAGAATTAAGTTATAACTTTGATACAGACGGCTACGTTGCACCTGACCTTACAATCTTAAATGATATTGTGACTAAATCAGGTATCAATGAAATGGCATATCAACAAGAGCCTGATAGTATTTTATGGTGTGTAAGAGACGACGGAGTTTTAGCTGGTCTAACATATCAAAGATCTGAAAATGTAATTGCTTGGCATAGACATAAGCTAGGAGGAACTTTCGGAACTGGAGCTACTGCAACTGGATATGGAGTTGTTGAAAGCGTTGCAAGTATTTCAGGTGAACTAACTGAAGATGAATTTTACGTTATAGTCAAAAGAACTATTAATGGAGCTACTAAAAGATATGTAGAAGTTTTTGCTCCTTTTGACTTTGATGAAACAGATGCAACAGATTTTAGATTTGTTGATAGTCATCTAACGTATTCAGGTTCGGCAACGACAACGCTATCAGGATTAGCTCACTTAGAAGGTCAAACAGTTTCTGTCCTAGCGGACGGTGCAACACACGCCGACAAGGTTGTATCGAGTGGTCAAATAACTTTAGACAGATCCACATCTAAAGCAGTTGTAGGATTAGCTTATGATAGCGTACTTCAAACAATGCGTATTGAAGGTGGAGCTGCTGAAGGTACATCGCAAGGTAAAACAAAAAGAATTAGTAAAGTTGTTTTAAGATTATTTGAAACAGTTGGAGCAAAGGTAGGACCAACTTTAGATAATTTAGAAACAATACCATTTAGAACGACATCAAGCTTATTAAGTAATCCAGTTGATACTTTACTTGCTGGTGATAAAGAAATTGAATTTAGAGACGACTACAACACGGACGGATTTATTTTTATAAAACAAGATCAGCCTTTACCTTTATCGGTATTAGCGATCTATCCAACTGTTGTGACAAGTGACGGATAATTACAGAATAGTTCCTTACAAAACTCAGCACGGTGACGAAATGATTGAGTTTGGATTGAACGATAAATTAATGGATTATGATGCAACATTTAAAGAAAATAGGATCGACTTTGCAATGGCTGGTCTCTCTTTTACTTTACTGGACAATAATGTTCCTATCTGTAGTGGCGGTATTATTCCAACTTGGTTGGGAAATGCTCAAGGCTGGGTTATCTCAAGCAAAAGAATTTTTAAAAACAAAATTAAAGCAGCGAGATTAATTAAAGAAAGAACAGATTTACTTTGCGCTAACAATAAAATTTGGCGCTTACAAACTGCAGTCAAAGCTAATTTTAATACAGGAATTAGATTTGCAGAATTTTTAGGATTTAACAAAGAAGGTCTAATGCGAGGATATGGACCTGACAAAACAGATTATTATTTAATGGCGAGAATATATTTATGAGTTTTATAGGTAATTTTGCGGCAGCTCAATCTGCTAAAGCAATCGGAGCATACAATCAATCAGTCTATTATCAGCAAGCAGCTTATGAAAGAAAGAAAGCTGCAGTAAATAAAAGAACTTATGATCAAGTCACAAAGCCTTTACTACTAAGAAAATTTAATAAAGATTATTCAAATCAGTTTGTTAGTGCTTTAGCTTCAGGTGCAGAGATAAGAGACGGTGATAGTCCTTATCTTGCTTTGCTAGACCTAAAATATAATCAAGCAACTGAATTAGTTATTGCAGATTTTAATTCAGAAATGGATCAAACAGAATTAATTAACAACAGTTTATTAATGCAAGCTAAAGGAACTGGTGCAAGATTTAAAGGCGATATGACTGCGAGAGCAGAAAATATTAAAGGTGTCGCTTCATTATTATCAACGGCTAACTCGGCAGGTTATATCTAATGGCTATAAAAATTACAGAGGTTGGAATAGTACCTAGAACTCCTAATACTCCAAACGTAGAAGGAGCTACAATACCTTTAGGAATTGCAACTCAATTTGGAAAAGCAGTTGGTTCTTTAGGAAAAGTTATTGAAGATATTGCAATCGAGAACAAAGCTGAAGAAGATGCTAATGAAGCTTCAGAAATTATTACAGGTGTTAATCAAAAGATTACAGAAACTAAATCTAAATATAATAGAAGTACAAAATCTGAAGATGTTTTAAATTTTTCAAATGATTTAGATAATATTCAATTTGAAGCTTCTAATAAAAATGTTGAGAAGTTAGTACAAAAATATATTAGACAAAAAAAGAATACTATAGGTCTGCAGCTTGGTAATGAAATTATAAGTAGATCCGTTGAAGCATCTGAGTTTAGAAAAGATAACGAATTAAATAATTATATATTACAAGCTACAAGTAATAATAGTGTTGATCGAGTTGTTGGTAATAGAAACTATCAGGCTTTTTGGACCAATGCAGATAACATAAAATTTTATGGTGAAGCAAAACTTGCTAAACTTAAAAAAGAAAAAGATCAGTTATTATTAAAAAATATTTATATTAAAAGAATTGATAATAACGATTTAGATTTAACAGATCCTAAAGTTGTTGAAGAAATAAATAAAACTTTTGGTGAGGTTGGTGCAAAAAAAAAAAAAAAAAAAGCTAGAACTAAAACTATCTCTGATGTTTTAATTAACGATCAGGAACAAGTTGCTGAAGAAAAGAAAACAGTTGAAACACAACTTAATAACTTTGCTACAATAATTAACAATATTAATAATAGTAAAATAGACAAGAACGCAACAACTCCAAGCTTAGACCAAGTTTATGATTTGTATCAAATAGGATCTTTAAACACTGCTCAATACAATGCTATTTTAGAATTTTATAATAATCCTGATAAGCTTGAAGATGCAGATATGTTGGATTTGATAAATGATCAAATCGTTGCTGCAGCTACAGTAAAAGACTTAGACGATATTCAAGCAGCGCTTAATGGTGATAAAGGAATACTTGATAAAGTATCACCTGAGAAT